TGTCTGCGCTGTTCGATCAACCGTCAGCCAATTAGCAAAGGCTGATTCTGCGTCATTAAAGGCGCTAAATGCAAGTATGTCAGACGAGGCTGTTATACGCCATCGACCCTCATCTGCCGTAGCATCTGTCTCGTGAAACCTAATGGACGGAGCGACACCAGAGAACGTGTATATGCCAGTAATGGTTTCGTTGCCAGCTATCCGTGCAAGTATATTGGCATCAGTAATCTGCGATTCTAGGATAGTCAGAGCAGCTTCGTGCTGAGTAACTGACCCTTGCGTAATGTTTGCGTCGGGCACATTAGCCCATGTGACTGCAGCCGTGAGATCGTTAACTTCTGCACTTACTACCGCAGCGGAGAAATCTGAAACCTGTGAAGCAGTAATTGAGATCGCAGACTGCAAAAAATGCTCTCCGGATACGAAGTTTGTCAAGGCGTCATGGTCGATGGCACCTTCGTGCTGCGTTACGGAACTCTGGGTGATGTTCGCGTCAGGAACGTTGGCCCATGTTACAGTGACAGATAGGTCGTTGATCTCGTCAGTGGTGTCGAAGGTTCTTACGAGTTCCGCATGCGCCCGGAATAACTCATCGACGAGCTGGCGCATCTGTAGGCCATTGTACTCATCCGTAAACTGTGGCGGATTAAATGACGTGGAGATGGTCATTACCGCTCCCCGTCTGCACGCGCCCTAGCCCTGAACGAGCCCATCCTGAAACTCTCACCAAGGCCATCCTGAGTTACCCGCAATGCCAACTGTCTCGCTCGAATTCTAACCCCCATCTCGTCCGTGCTTCCCGATATTGTATATGGCCCCTTCGTGAATTGAGTTGCCTGCGGATACTTTCTCCCCTTCAGGAGAACATCTATCGAGCCTGTGATCCTGTCAAAGTCAGGTATCAGTTTGCTAATATGTACAAGCTCGTCTCCGTTCTGGATTGACATGTCACTGCTCTCGATAAACGACACCATGGCCGACGTATCATCATCGACTCCGTCTTCGTGCGAGAACAGGTTACCCAGTGAGTCAAACCCATATGGCTTTTCAAAGAACGGCGAAAAGTCATGGAAGCTCTGCCTGTCTATTTCTCCGTAATACCAAATCTTCTCAACGTAGTTATACACGATGTACCTGTCGTTCGCGAACTTTCCTGCGCTTGGATAGAACCACCAAACCTCGTTGAAGCTTTCCGAGTGCGAACCAAACACACTGAACGACTGGCTAATGTTGAAGCTGTCGTAAACTCTTGTCCAGTTCGGGCATGGCAAAACCCTCAACGTACCGTCGTAAAGGTAGAAGTTTGACGTACCCATGAAGTACACAATTCCGTTCGCATCCACGGCCGCCGCCGGGCCAGCTAGGGATACGCCTGTGCCGACCTCTCTGAACGAAAATACTTCGTTACCACTGATCGGCTGCATAACGTGCAACGATGTATCGGTAAGAATCATAATCCCAACTCTGGTCTGAACCCCAGTCAAAATCTCCGACCCCGAGTCCAGTCTCTTTGTTCCTGCATTGTTATTCCCGGCCGGTATCCATGTAGTAAAGTCTTCATTGTCACACCATGCAATAAACAACTTGTCGTCCGTTGTACCGTTGTGCGCCCCGAGTGCTATCAACTGTCGGTTCTCGGGTGACACAAATACACGAAGATTCGTGGCCGGGGCCTGTGTGATCTCTTGGGCTCGCGTACCCAGCCCAACGGACTTGTCCCATTGGTAGATCTTGCCACCCCGCGGTGACGCAATGAGGTCTTCACCCCAGTTATCGAGAGACCATGTGCGCAACTCCAAGGTAAACGTCGAAACGGTTCTTGGTGTTCCGTAAGTCTCTGCTCCGTAGGTTCCGGTACCGTAACCGACTGAGAAGCCCGATGCTCCCGAACCCACTGTAATTTCCCATGTGGCGTTTCCTGTTCCTCCGCCACTTGTGACTGTGCTTGTAGCAACCGTCGCTCCCTTCAAGGTGATAGTTTTGGTGTCCACTATCTTGATAACCTCGAACGATCCATTGACGACGATGCCGCCGACCGGAGAGGTGTACGAGTCAAACTCAACAATATCGCCAACCGTCGCTCCGTGATTAGCGACGTTTTTGTAGATGAAGAACCTTGCATCATTTCCGTTCGGGTCGAGGGCACCTGTGCTATCAGTGTCGAACGGGTTGGGGTCTGAGTCTGTTTGCCTGATTGGGGTAATGTTCGTTGTCACAAGATTGGTTTCTATAATATATAGGCGCTTCTCTGTTCCAACTGCTATGTACTTGGTTCCATCCAATCCGATCCAGTCGTGGTTTGATCTGGGCAGGCCAAACAATCCCGTGGAGTCGTCCCCCGTCAGTGTTTTCTTTTTCCATCCGCCAAGGCTCTGCACCAGTCCGTTCTTGAAACGAATCAGGTCGCAATCCTTCCACCTACCCATGGCACCCGAATCTGTCGCATCCGAGTACACGCCGGGCGCGATGTCAAGCTTTAGCGGCTCTCCAGACTGTTCGCCCACTACTCTGCCACCCCTATTAGATCCACTCCCTGCACGCCTCCGGTTGTGAATGAAGTTGTTCCTGTTCCGTTGTTATCTACCGCAAGCCCTGCGCCGCCTCCTGCGGCTCCGCCGTTTCCGCCAACTGAACCGGACGCACCAAAGTTACCACCAGCCCCGCCTGCTCCCGGAGTATTCGGGTTGATGTTGCCCGTTGCTCCAGCTCCTCCAGATCCCCCGGCCCCGGCAATGTCACCAGTTCCGTCATTGCCATCGCTACCGTCGAACTCATCCCCTCCTAGCGGTGACGTTTGTTCTCCTCCCGCCCCCTTGAGACCGAAACCTGAAACCGTAGATCCACCGGCACCACCACCACCGCCACCGCCAGCTCCCGCTTGACATGAGGTCGGCGTGTTATGGGCAAATTTACCACCACCTCCACCGCCGCCTCCGGACCATATTCTTCCGCTTGCGTTTGTGATAGCCAGATCAACATTGTTTCCGTCGTACACTATGGCCACCCCTCCCGATGTTCCGGCAGCCCCACTACCGCCGACAGCGGAACACGGCAGATCGATGGTCAGCGTAGCACCACCTCCAGCTCCGCCCTTGCCGCCAGATCCAAAAATGTTGCCGTTGTTGATCAACTTAATCGAGCTGTTGAGCGGCAAACCCGTTAGATCCAATGCAGCAATTACATTGCTAGACGAAATCAGATCTATGCCCGCGTTTATAGTAAGAGTGACCTGTGCTTTTACCGTAGGGGTAACGCCACCAAAACCATCTGTGATTAGGTTCCAGTCCGTTTGATCACCGGAGATAGTGATGCTCTTGATCACCGTGGACTGGCCGCCCAGAGGCATGACAAACATGATTAAGACCTCGGCAGGTTAAGGGCTGTTCCGAAGTTTATCCAGCGCGATAGGTTTGAGCTGAACATGAACGAGAACGCGTCAACCTTGTTTACCGTCTGCGTCAAGTCAACCGCCGTGTCGTCGGGAAAGATAAATGCTGAGTCCCAAACAACACTTACAACCGCCGATGCGTGCTGCTCAATGACGAATATCAGCACCTGTCCGTCTATCGGTGTTCCGATAGGATTAAGGATCTTCATGTCATTTGCCCCGATCTGTCCTTGCGCAACAATGATCGTAGTGTGCAAATCCGCATTGGGCTCCAGCTCATCTGGGTCCGGAGCGGTGTTTATAATGTCCCCAGTGGTTGCCTGATCGGCTTGAACAATCTGCGGAATAAGCCATTCGTTCTTTTTGGTTAGTCGCCCGTAGGTCGTAGCAACTATACCGCCAAGTTGAAGCGCATTTGTGGCCAGCGCGACCGTTCCCGTTATGTTCGCGTTGATCGTTGCAATCGCATCTGACCCATCGCACCATACCAAGTACGTCTCACCCTGAGGAATATCAAGTCTCGTTCCCGCTGATGTTTTAATTCCAAGCGTAAAGGACTCCGTCGTGTTGTTAACCACGATGTAGATCTTTGGCTCGTTTGGAACAACAAAGTTTACGTTTCCTGCGAGCGCACCCGTGCCAACGAGTATCGCTTTTCTGGCCGCCTCTCCGGCGGAACCATCAGCAAGGATCGTTACATTTGATGACGTAAACGCTTGGCTATGTATGGCAGTCAAGGATCTCTCAAACTCCCCAATCAGGGCATTAAGAATCGTTCCCCACGTACCGTCATCCCCCGCGACATCTGGCACATCAAGTCGTAGATTGTTATCTGGTGTTGTGGCCATTAGTCATCGGCTCCTTTTTGTTGTTGTGGTGCGTTCAGACGCTTGTATGTCGGACGCCTTATTTGTTCCATCTCAAGGGCAATCTGAGCTATCAAACTCTGATACATTCCCGCTGCCTCCTCGATTTTCGCGGGGTTCTTCAAGAAGTTTTGCGCCTCTATCATGCACGCATGAAACAGCAAGTCAGCTACGTTGTCCCCCAACCAAGATGTCAAGTTGCTTGTTGACAACCCTGTGGGCCGAATGGTAGCACGAACTCTGGCGTTTCCACCCGAGTACGATTGGTCCGGTGTTGGAACCACATAGATCTTGGTTGTATCAAACTCAGAATAAAACCTCGGAACTCCCGTCGTTGCTTCGACAGGAGCATATAGAAGGCAGTACTCGAATGACCTTCTTGGCAATTCAACCCACTCCAATGTGGACGGGCTTCTGATCCAAACGTCGTTAACCTCTATGGTATTTGAGGGCTTCGTCACCTCTCGGTTGCTTCCCGATATCGTAACAAGCGACCATGCCTCGAACAGTTCTAGATCTAGGTCACGCAAAATTCTGGTCTCGGCCTTGCCAATGAAGTCATCAATGTTATCAACGAAGTCCTCATCAGTGTCCTCCGCGTATGCCTTAATCGCCGCTGTCAGTGTTGTGTGTGTGTACGTGATACTCATTAGAAAGAGACCCCTAGCAATGGTATCAAAACGTCTGTGAAGTTCACCACGTCGGCAACTGCCCAGTTAAACCGCATTCCCACAAGCGGAACAAAGCTCGCCTCAAGGTCCATCACAAATATCGTACGATTGTTCTGTGTGGCGTTATACAACAGGGCTCCACGCGCCGCCCCGCTGCCGGCGAACGGCACGTTTGTATTGTTTGTTGGCTGAAGGTATGACCCATCGTTGAACTGCACGCCACCGGCCCTCGCTGACCCGGATATTCCAACAAGCGTCATCGGAACAGCCACCCCACCGGCACTGTAGCCCCCACCGGTCACCTCTCCAGCCGTCGTGTACGCATCGGTAGATGGCGACAGAGTCGCGTTCGGGCCATAAATTGCCAGCTTAATTGTATCGGTCGGCGAACCCTCGACAAGTTTATGCGTACCAAGTGGCAGCTCTTCTAGAAACTTTAGACCTATTCCTGTAATTATAGCCATGTCTTATGCGTCAACCAGACTGCCCCCGTTCCAATTAAATAGCCGATCATTCACGCCCAACGAAACCCTGAGCGGATTCGGCACCCTGTCGTTTGTCGTCCAATCAAGCAGCGGAATACTTATAACCAACGTGTTCGCCGCAACCTTATCAGTATCTCCAGTTGGATCGTAAATCACAACCGGGTCCGTCACATCCGGCAAGTACTCCTGCGGATGCTTTGGGTCCCACTCATCAGGGGCCACCAACAGGTCAGGGAACTGCCCGTCATAGACCATAGTCCTGCGAAGCATTTTCTTTCCGCTGCGCTCGCAAAGTCCAATAGCCTTGCGTCCAACCGCGTATCCACCACGTCCTCTTCCGGGACCAGCCATTATCTACGCCCCCTGTATCTGTCGTACCGCACTCGCAGAATGGCGTCACCGGTATCTCGATCTTCCGCTATGGCCCGGCCCATTGCCCCACCCGGCCAACTGTTCTTGTACTCGTCGTAGTTCTCCCCCAAGTAGTCACCCTTGAGCTGCTTGCGACGAGATGGTGCATACTTCCTGCAAAGATGGAACGCCATCCCGCACGCGAATGCCTCTTGGTATGACGGCGTGATATCCAACGTGTTGGACATGAGACCAGCATCCTCTTGTTTTCGGATATACCAGATCTGAATCGTGTCTGTAGCGTTTTCCGCGGCCTGCCATAGGAACACCGTTGAGGCCGGCGCATCTCCAATGAATGTCCCCCTGTCAACGAAGTACCTATCTGGCCTCCCTTCCAACGCCTTGTCATGTAGGGCGTTATAGTCTGATCGAGAGATGGGATACATCTCCGTTTCACGACCTTCACGCTTCAGCGTTGCATGAAAAATATCAAT